TATTTTTTGTATATGAGTTGGATATAGAGCTGTCCAGATTCTTGTCTTGTATCCACGCTCTTCCATAGAGTTATATAAACTCATTTCAGTTTGTGGTGTACCTAGAAAAACTATACGTCCTACTTCAGGTTTAATAATTGCGTCAAATTCTTTAACTGTCTCACCTAGTCTATCTCTCATTAACTGAGTCTGTGAGTTATTAGCTGACTCTACGTCATCTGCAATAATTAAATCTGCTCTACTACCCGTAAGCTGCGATGTTACACCTAAAGACTTAACTGAGGGAGCGTGTGAGGCTCTTGCGGGTGCTACATCAAAACTAATCTTAGAGTGACGTTGGTCATCCCTAGGAGTTAGATGTTTTAGTATAGGCATTTCAGAAATTAATCTTTGTGTAAATGTGCTAAAGTCATCAGCTCTGTTTTTACTTGCTGATACTACGAGAATGTTTCTTTGAGGGTTAAGTAAAAGTTGATGACATACGAATGCGGATGTAATCCAAGATTTACCTACTCCTCTAAATGCTTCTATAACTATTCTTTTATTTGGTTCTTGTAAAAAGTCAGCGATGTCATACTGAATTTCTGTAGGTTCGGGCAACAAAAGGTGCTGCCAAGCTAAGTATAAAAAGTTTTTAAAGTTTTTTACACCTGGTTCTACAAGGGGTACTATGTTATTCTTCATTAAATGGTAATTTATCTACTATTGATTTAGCAGGTGTTGGTTCTGCTTCAACGCCATAAGTTTTGCATGCATCCAAGCAAACTTTAAGTTCACTGGCAGTTAATTTTTCTCCACTTGTTAGCATTTCATATGCTTTATCTACTAAGAGCTTTGGTAATGCTAAAGTCTTTGCTTCAAATGAGTTAGACATTATAAAATTATTGAAATAACGAATAAGATACTTACGCTTATTACAAAAGTCCTATGATATGACCAAAAGTGTTTTACTTGTGCTTTTATTATTTTTCTATCCATTCTTGTCTCCTTTTCTCTTTTTTTTCTTATTTAATTCTTGCCCAACATCGAATGTTGAAACATCTTCTATTTGTTCCTGCAATCTGTCTAACCAACTGAAAAACTTGAGAAATATCCTATCTAGCACGTCTGTAGCCAAGGCCTGTTTTACGATTAGCCCATAATCTCTGCCAACTCCATACTTGAAGTTTGCTAGAATAATGATTGATAAGTAATAATATTGTTCTCATTTATTTTCTTTTAATTAAATCTGTTGCTTTTAAACCGTAGACACTTGCAATTACACCTACGAAAATACTTTGATACCAAAATGGTAAGTTACCAAAATGTTCAAAGAATAAATTCATCTTTTCCATATGTACTGGATTGTCTGACCAAACAGAAAATGCCAACATTACGATAGGTAAAGAAAGTAAAAGTAAAATGAACTCGTCTTTCCAGTCTGAGTTTCTAGATTCTAGTAATTTACCAGAGTACTCTAAGTCACCTTGGGCCATCTTAGATGCATGGTTCATCTGTGCGTCTGCCATTAGCATTTTAGTCTTTTGTTTGTTTTTGTAAATATGACTGCCTGCTTGGACGGCCAATTTAATTGCACTAAACCACATTATGTTTTTTTCCTATTAATTTATTTTTGTTAAATACTCTTTATAGCCAATATAAAATTATTAAGCCTATAAGAGTCATTAAGTTTTTGTAAAGTCTACTTCTGTGAAACCAAAGTAAATTAGATGCGTCTGGTAGTGTCATATTTTTTTAATTTCCTTATCTTTGTTAATACCTTTTTTAATTATGTAACTCTGTGTACCATTGGCACCTGTCTCAACTTCTTTTTTAAGATTTCTAAATAAGTTCATTTCTATAATTTTTTTATAATTGCTTTTAAGAAAGGCTTCTAATACTTTCGTATCTCGCATGGTTAAACTTTTTCAACCTTCAGCTCTTTGCATTCAAATCGGATTGCTAATTTTTGTTGATTAACAACTTCTTTATCTAAAGTGTCTAAACTTGTGTAAGCACGCACATAGCCATTCTTTACACAAGAATAATAGTCATCATGCTGTGCTACTGTTTGAGTTTCAAGACATTTTCCAGTTAGACTAGAACATAGATGCAGAATTAAGATAAACTTAATCATTACTTAAATTGAAAGTACCCTATAATTCCTGCTACAAATGTACCTAAAAATAAAAGAACACTTATTGCTCCCTTACCTTTTAATACATCTTGTCTCAAAGATTTCACTTCTTTACTTAACTCATTAATACTGTCTTGAATTTGCTTCATACGGAACGCACAAAGTTTCTCATGTGAAGAAAGCCTAACCCCAGTTGTTTGCTCTGCATACATCTGTACTTGGTTAAGTTTTTTTCTAGTCATTATGGTTTAGTTGGAAAGACTGCGTTAGTACATTTGTCAACTGTATCTTTACCATTAGGTAAATCTCTTAAAGCAGTTCTGTATGTTGCCATAGCAGTAGTTAAAGTGTTGTCAGATAAAGCTAAGTAATCTGTTGCCGATAATAATCTATTTCTTTTATCTCTTAATGTAGCTAAAGCTGTAGCTGGTGCATTAGTTACAATAGCTGCTTCTTCTGTATCTCTAGCTGCTTCTTCTTCTGGTGTAAAAGGTACTATATTTCCATTAATATTGTGATGTCTTGACATTGTTTTCCTTGTTGTTGTTAATTGTTAAGCGATACCATATAGGCAAATATCTCCAGCATCTATGTTGCCTAAACTCATTTGAAATCTTATTGCGTCTACTGCACTTGTTGTGTTTCCATATCCAGCCATAAATCCTTTAACAGAATATCCACTTGATTCAGTATTATTTGTGGTTGATATAAAATGTTTAACAAAAGTTGTGCTACTAGGATTAAAAAGTTGCATTTCTCCACTTAAATTTTCATCATTGTCAGTTCCTAAACCATAATTTATAACTTGAAATGCTGTTGATTGTGCTAAATCTTGACCACCTTCATAACTAATTCCAGCAGCACTATCAGATTCTTGATGATATGCTTGAAACCAAGTTGTAGTTTTAGTAACATTGTAATTGCTACCACTATCAGTAGAGAGATTAAATGTAAAATTTGTTGCATTAGTAGCTGGATGTATATTATTAAATGTAAATACATACTCTTTATAAGTATCATCTAACACCACTCCATCAGTACCATCTACAAAAGATAAAGTAGCAGAACCAGAAGCTGTTAGCTTTTTAATAAATGTCATACTACCTAATGCAGTAATACTTCCAAATGCTGTTGCGTTACTTACAGCTTTATTATTTAGTTTAATTAATGCCATTAACTATCCTTTATTCCGTAGAGTTTAATTTGACCAGCATCTATGTTTCCAGAATCCATTGTAAATTGAACACCATCAATAGCTGCTGTTGTGTTACAGTAACCAGCAATATAACTATCCTCTGAAAAAGAATTAGCTCCATCATTACCCATATTAATAGACCTTATTATAAAATGTTTTACAAATGTAGTTGAAGATGGATTGTATAAAAATATTTCTGAACAAACCGAAGTATCTTCAACACTACCTTTAAAAGTGTTTATATGTAGAGTTTGTACTCCAGTTGATTGTGCTAAATCTTTACTAACTTCATACTGAAAAGCGTACGCACTATTATTTTCATAATGAGATGCTGAAAAAGCAGTTGTTGTTTTTACTGCATCGTATGCAGTATCACCATCTCTAAAATTTATATTCAATTTAACATTTTCTGCAGATGGGTGAGCATTAATTACTTTAAAAACGTAAATAGGATAAGTTGAATCCAGTACCACCGAATCTGCACCATCAACAAAACTTAATGTTGCTGAAGCACTAGCAGTTAAAGTTTTAATATGTGTCATAGCACCATTTGCTAATCCAGTTGCAGTAACAGCACTAATACTGTTGTTATTATATTTAACTAATCCCATATAATTTTATTACTCCACTATCTATATTTCCTGATGACATTGAAAATTGTACTCCATCAATAGCTGCTGTTACATTACAATATCCAGCTACATTGCTTTCAATGCTATAATCAGCATTTTCTGCTGTATTTCCTCTAAATATAAAATGTTTTACAAATGTTGTTGATGATGGATTGTATAAAATTAATTCTCCACTAGCATTTTGGTCTGCATCATTACCCATATTATCAAAAATTCTTTGACTACTTGTGCTTTGTGCTAAATCATAACTTGCTTCATAAGCTATTCCAGCAGAAGCGTCTCCTTCTCCATGATAAACTTGAAAATAAGTTGTTGTTTTAGTAGCATCATAAGCTGTACTACCATCTCTAAAATTTACTTGAAATTCAGCAGCGTCTGTTTCTGGATGAATATTAATAAACTTAAATACATAGCTGTCATAAGTATCATCTATGCCAGATGTAAAAGATAAACTAGCTGAACCAGATGCAGTTTGTGTAGCTAATAAAGTCATAGCACCACCACTAACACTTGATGGTAATGCAGTTATATTTGCAAGTGAGTTATTGTTGGCAAGGTTAATAGCCATTGATTAAACTCCTATAAGTGCTTTTACTTCTTCTTCGGATAATCCTAAGTCTAAAAGTTTTTGTTTACCAGATGCTTTTTTTATATTTTCTGGTTTAGCATCTTCAACAGTTTGTAGTTCTGTTTGTTTAGCTAATATTTGTGTTTTAGTAATATTAGTTGGATTGTTGTCATGCCAAACAATATTATCTAAATCATCATCATAGATTGTATATTCTGCATTTGCTTTAATTTCTGTAATTGTTGTTGCGTAAGATATTTCCATATTAGTATAATTTGCCTCCTCCAAAGTTAAGAAATTGATATTTTAAAACAGTAGTGCTTGAATAAATATTTACATAATCTCCAGATGATAGAGATAAAATTCCATAAGTATTTAATTGATTTTGATTACCAAGACCATTATATCCCCAATGACTAGTTGCAACAACAGCACTACCATTTTTAGTAAAATAAAAATTTGTTCCAGCAGAACTACTTACTAAAGCAGAAGCAACAAAAAGATAATATCCATCAGATGGTGCAGTATATCTACCATTTGATACATTATAATTTCCACCATCATCATGTATTTCGGTAGGAACAGCTAAAGCTCCAGAAATAGTTCCAGAACCACTTCCTATAGCTTGAAATGAATTACTTACACCAGCAGCAGCTGGAGCAGCAAAAGTATTATCTCCTCTAAGGAAAGTTGTACTATCTTTAGTTCCAGTAGCTGTAAGTTTAGCAAGAGAAACTGTACTATCACTTGGTACACCTAAATCTAAAACTGAACCTAGTATCTGAATAAAATTAATTACATCACCAGTAATAAGATTACTAGCAAAGGTAATTGTAGAGCCACTAACTGTGAATGAAGTTGTTGGTGCTTGTAAAATACCATTCAAACTAACTAGCATATGATTAGCAGTTTCTGGAGATACATTAACTCCACCTACTTGCATAGTGTATGCTGCTTGGTTATTAACTGTTGATATTGCATCACAAACTTGAAAGTTTCCTATTTGTGGTTCTCTGCCTATATAAGCCATTATGAATTATCCTTTGGATATTTGTCTTTAGTTATTTTAATAGTTGCTTTCCAAGCATCAATTCCGTTGTGGTAAATATCATCTAACTGTTCTGCCATAGATGGATATTCAGCTTCTCTATTTCTTTGATATTCTTTAGCATCATAGTCTGTTTGTAACTCTACCATTTTAGCTTCTATGTCAGCTTTAGGAATAGGTGTTGTTCCATTAAGCCAAGTAATATTATCTAAACTATTACCTTCAATACAAAATTCTGCATTAGGATTTATTTTTTTAATTGCTCTATTTATATTATTCATTATCCAGCTACCTCATATAAAACACAACTACTATTTCTATCTCCATAATTTACTGATGTATTACCACTTGCATTAACAGATGCGATTGTAAATTTTACAGTAATTGCAGATGTAGTTGATGGTGAAATTAAATATTGAAAAACTAAATTATTCAAATAAGAAACTCCATGACCACCATAATCATACATAGAATAATGTTGTCTATTATTTAAAGTTGTGTATGAACCAGCACCTATTTTATAAAGAATATCTACATAACTTCTTGCATCAGCAGCATTATAAATACTACTTTGCACACTTAAATTAGAAGATATAAGTATTTTTGAAGATGTAGAACTTGGTGTAATTGATGTTTCCCAAGTAACACCACTTGCAGACGGAACATCAGTAGTAGATGATGAGGTAAGGTCTATTGCATAACTATTATCAGAACTTACAACTTGCAAAACCTTACCAGCTGAAAAAGCTGCTTTAGCTGCTGTAACAGCATCATCTGCTATTTTTGCTGTACTAATAATTCCATCTGTTATATCAGAACTTGTTAATGGTTTGTTTGCTGGTGAAGAACCTATATATGCCATATTAATCCTATGTTATTT